ATCTATGTCCTCCCATTGAAGTCCACATATTTCTCCAATACGCATACCTGTCTCAAGTGCTAATTCAAATAATGGAAAATGTGCAATACCTTCACCGTTTTCTAAGAATAGTTCTGTTTCTTTTCTTGTTAAAACTCTTATTTTGACTCCAACATCGGTTAATTTCGTCTTAACCTGTTGAATAGGGTTAACGGTTTTAACAACATTACAATCTAAAGCATATTTATAAAGATTCATTAACACTTTTTTGGTGTTTTTTCTACTGGCATCCGATGTTAGTTTATTGAATGATTCTTGAAAAGTTATAACATTGATATCTTTCATAACTCTCCAACCAAGATCAACCTTAATACGATTATAACCACCAATATAATTGGATATTGTATTAGGTCTATATGAAGGTGAATGTACTTTCATATACTTATCAAACCACTCATCTAATGTAATTTCATTATTAATTACATTCAACTCATTAGAATCTTCATATTGCTTATCTCTTAATTTTGCTCTGAGTTCTGTTATTGATTTTGAATATATAGTTTGTCTCTTTCCAAACCTATTAGTAAACCTTGCTTGATAAAGTCCATCCTTTCTTTGAGATATGCCTTGTCCAAGTTCTTTCCCATTTAATGATTTACCCATTAAAATTTCCTCCTTTTAAGAAAATAGGAAAGAAGTACAAAGATATTACATATAAATATAATATCTTATGTACTTCTTTTTATCAAGTATTGGTGTAAATAAAATGTTATTTAGTTTTATTAATTATCCATTTATCAAGTCTTTCTTTATTAGCATACCAACGATTACCTATTTGAACTCCAAATCCATTTCTTCCACGAAGCAGTTCTCGACATTTGGTTTGTCCAATACCAAGATAATCACAAGTTTCCTTCACAGACAATAATTTTTTATCTTTTCCCTGTGCTTCCAAATCCACCTTCACCTCTTTTTGTATCACTAAGATTTTCTTTTACATTAAACCCGAACTGTTCTACTGGCTGAATAATAATCTGTGCGATTCTATCTCCTTCAGACACGATCCTTGTCTCACTGCTCTGATTATATAGTGCAACCATAATATTGCCTCGATAGTCTGAATCAATTACTCCTACTTTGTTTGCGGGAGCTAATCCCTGTTTACAAGATAAACCACTTCTAGCATAAATAAGACCAACATATCCATTAGGTATTTCCATTACAACCCCTGTGTCAACAAAAGCTGTTTCACCGGGAAGAATTTCTATCTTCTTCTCTTCATTATGTACAACTGCATATAAATCTGCTCCTGCTGCAAATTCACTGCCATATGTAGGGGTTTTTGCATTCTCATTTGTTTTCTTAATATTAATCATTTTCATCTTCTAAAATTCCTTTCTTGATTAAATTTCTAATTTCTTTGCTAATATTCATAGAAATGATTTCATTTACAATACTTTTATTATCTTTGTGATAATATGGATAATAAGTTGTTCCATTAGATTGGATCTCGTATGAAAAATAGTTTTCATCTATATTTACATAAAAATAGGCATATATTGTCGTTTTATTATTTGATTTGTACATGGATGAATAATATCTATAATTTCCATGCTCATCATACCTAAAACCATATTCTTTTAAAATTTTATTGGTAATATCTTTAGCAAGTTTCAAAATAATTTCCACCATCCTTTACATTTACTCTAAATTTGCCTACATGTTCATAATGGTAATTTCTTTTTCAAGATATTTAAGATATTCATCCCATTTGTCAATATAGATATATTCCTTGCCTTTGACACATTTGAGTCTCATATCTGCTTTAATATTCTCCCAAGGAGTCTTCTTTGTGACCAAAGTCTGCAAGAACGAATTAGTCATTCTGCCTATGGTTAAAAGCTTGTCAGGAGAAATTTTAGACACGATTTGTTTGTACTGTGTCAATTTATCATCTGGAATCTTAAAGTCAGTTTTAGGGAGATTTTTAGGTGAATAGGGACTTATACCTGCGCCATTTGTCTTAGGTTTTAATAATGGAATTACTTTGTCTGAATTGATATATTTGAACTTGAATAACACTTCGGAATCCGTTTCACTTATATCAAATATGATTGATGGATTCGACTGTTGAATTGTTTTAACGATATTGTGACCTCTTATCAATGAAGGTATATATGCTTGTAATGTACTATTGCCAAAATGAAAGACTTTATTTCCGAATTGACAATCAATATACATATCTACATCTTCATATGTTCCATTGAGTTTTCTACAATAGTCGTTTGTGTGAGAATCAATAGGAACTTTTAACCTGTAAATTCCTTTGAACTTATCATATAAGTAAGCTATGTTTATCACCTTCTTTTAATATTCTTCGTATTCTTTTTCATCACTTACTTTCGGCGCATTGTTTTCTGCTTCTAATACAACGTCTAAACATTCTTGTCTGTTGTCGAATATTAGCTCATTAAGACTGTCATATAAAAACAAATAAGCGTGTTTATCGTGTTTGTCAATGCCAACAAAGTAGTCGTCATCTACGGTTCTAATAAACAATTCAATAACTTCATATATACCTACCGGTCTCAGTATTCGAGCGTAGTATACAATTTTACCCCTTTTAATATCTTCTTTGGTCATTTTAGTTCTCCTTTGTTAATCACAATATAAAACTATTTTGTTCTGAGCGAGAGATTGCTTTACGTCAATTACATGTTGATTTTTTGAACCTCTGAATTTCAATGTGAGATCCTTTTGCTCATCTATATATTCTCCGTCTACAAGAACATCTACATTAGAAATTATCTTTTGTCTTTTCATATGAATATTTCTATCATGCTCAAATTTTTCATCTGGAAATGTTGGTTGACAAATTTTTGACATTAATGAATTCCACTCAAATCCTGTATACAACCAAATAGTTTTCTTAGGGAAGGAAATACGGATTTCTTTGGAATTTTCATCTTCTAAAACCCTTGATTTTCCTATGTTTTCTGAATTGGGATTTTGAGAAATTGAATATTTTTCTCGAATTTCCTTGACTAAAGACAAAACATCATCCAAATTTTGTTCTGCAAGTGGTTCACCACCTAATATGGAAATTCGTTTGATATATGGTCGATCAATCAATTCCATAAATTTATTTTTTGTTTCCTCTGTCCACTCTTTTCCACCATTAAAATCCCATGTTTCAGAATTGAAACAATTGAAACAATGCCTGTCACATCCTTGGACGAAGAGGGAGACTCCAACTCCTCTCCATTTGAAATGTCCATAGATCGAATTTGTGCATACCTCATAATCAATCCTCCACAAGTTCAAATCTATATTTTTGTGTAGTGTTAGGATATTTTTCTTTATCAACCTCACTCATAAACATTTCAAGAGGACGATTCCAAATATGTCCTTCATAGTCATAAACAACCGTCACCTCTTCAGTTTCTGTATGTCTTGAAATTCCAATAATCGTAACAATTTTACCAATTTTAAAGTGTTTGTATTTTTGTCCTACTGCTGGTAATGGTCTATCAAACTTAAAATAATTATTGGTCTGTTTAAAATATTGAGTACAATATGCTAAATCACAATTTTCATAATTTAATGGGTTATCATCTTCCCATTCTCCAATATCAGCAGATTCAATATGCAACTGCTGGCAAAACATATCTAATCTATCTGTAATAGATACTTTAATTTCTTCCTTATTGTAGTCATCAGATGGATCAACTAAATATCCACTTATTCTAAAAATCTGTGCCATTATAAATCCTCCGCAATATCTGTCATATGAACATATCTCTCTTTAATTTCCTGAGTACGTCCTTTTCCCCAGTAATTAGTTCCAATATATCCACAAGTCCTTCTTGCTACAT